TCGCCGCCACCGGCTCCGGCAAGGAGATCCGCGGGGCGCTCGTCGCCGCAGTGGCTTCGGCCACCGCCGGGCGCACGACCGTCCAGGTGGTGATCCAGCGGCCGCACATGCAGGGCCGGGTGACCTGATCGACAACCAACCGCAGTGGCCCCTTCGGGGGCCCTGCTTTCGAAAGCGAACTGTGCTTCCCTATCACAACACGCAGATCAAGCATCAGAATCCCGGCGCCTCGGAACCGCTGATTCTGCCTGTTCACCTGCTCTGCAACACGGGTGACGAGGAGCTGCACGCGAACATCAGGGAAAACTCGCGCTTCCGAAAGCAGTGGCTGCAGCTCCAAGAGCCCCACGATCGAGTCGCGGTAGTCTGCGGCTCTGGCCCCAGCCTCGCCGACGGGATGGACCAGATCTCTCGCTGGGCCTTCGGCGGCGGTGGTTTCGACGTCTTCGCGCTCAACGGAGCGGCGAGCTATCTCTACAGCAAGGGCGTCCTCGCCGACTACCAGATCATCATCGACCCGCGGCCGCAGACGGCTCAGCTGGTCGGTCCCGCCGCGGCGCACCTCTTCGCTTCGCAAGTGCATCCTAAGTGCTTCGAGGCCGCGCCCGGAGCCCGGCTGTGGCACCTGCAGATCGAGGGCATCGACGCGCTCCTGCCGCCGCAGGAAGAGGAACTCTGCCTCATTGGCGGCGCTGCCAGCGTAGGGAACACCGCGCTCTGCCTGCTCTACGCGATGGGCTATCGGCGACTGGAGCTGTTCGGCTACGACTCCAGCCATCGCGCCGGCAAGAGCCACGCCTTCGCGCAGCCGATGAACGCCGGCGAGCCCTGTGCCTGGGTCGAGTTTGCGGGAAAGAAGTATCTCTGCTCTCTGACGATGAAGCTGCAGGCCGAGCGGTTCCAGAACACTGCGCTCGCGCTTCGCGGCCTGGGCTGCAAGATCCGCGTACACGGCGACGGGCTGCTCCCGGCTATGTACAATGCGCCGCTCGAAATGAGCAAGCAGGAACTCTACGAGCGCATGTGGCTCTTCGACGACTACCGCGCGGTGTCGCCGGGGCAGGAGCTGGTGCCCGGCTTTCTCGCTACGTTAAAGCCCGCTGAAGGCTCCCTCGTCCGCGACTTCGGCTGCGGCACCGGCCGCGCCGGGCTGCGCCTCAAGGCCGCTGGGCTGCGCGTTGAGCTGATCGACTTCGCCGGCAACTGCCGCGATCCGGAGGCGCTGACGCTCCCCTTCCGCAAGCACGATCTGCGGCAGCCCCTCGGCGAGTGCGAATCGGCGCTCGGCTTCTGCACCGACGTGCTGGAGCACATCGAGGAAGCGGATCTGCCGGCGGTCCTCGCCACGATCAAGAGCGCTTGCACGCAGGCCATGCTGCACGTTTCGCTGATCGAGGACGTCGGCGGCGATCTGCTCGGCCAGCGCTTGCACGTCACCGTCCGCCCTGCGGACTGGTGGCTGGAGCTGCTGTCCCGGTGCGGGATCGAGGTTCTGTGGCAGTACACCACAGCGGATTCCCTGCTGTGCGTCATCCAAGGAGACCAAAAATGAGTATCGAACTGGCGAAAGACCGTCCTGCATACGTGACCTTCGAGAAGGTGCCGCAGGAAGATCGCGCGGCAAGCATCGCAGCTGGCCGCATGGTGATGAAGGACGTGGACTTCGTCTACATCACCCCTCCCGGCAGCACCGATCGCATCCCACAGCTCGCCGAGGTCTGGCTGGCTCAGCTCGAAGCCTCGGTGCGCGAAGGGCGGCTGCCGCAGAACTGGGCCGATGGCTACAGGACCAAGTACGAGCAGTGGCGTCGCGGCGAGGAAGTCCCCGTGGACGGTACGCCGCTCAAAAGCTGGCCGCTGCTGAGCCCGGCGCAGCTGAAGAACATCCTCGCTGCGAACATCCGCACGGTGGAGGATCTCGCTGCGGCGAACGGCGAGGCACTGACCAAGCTCGGCATGGGCGCGCAGGACCTGAAGCAGAAGGCCACAGCGTGGCTGAAGGATGCCGCCGGTCCCGGCAAAGTGGCCGCCGAGAACGCAGCGCTGAAGGCTGACAACGAGCAGATGAAGAAGCAGCTCGCGGAACTGCAGAATCAGGTCGCGCAACTCCAATCGCTGGTCCCGAAAAAGGCGACGTAAATGGCAACTTTGCTCGAAGTGGTCCAGACATTCGCCGGTCGGCAAGGGATCGACTCCCCGGCGACTGTCTACGGCAGCACGGACGTTCAGGTGCTCCAGATCATGGGCCTGCTCAACGAGGGTCTGCTGGACCTCGTTCAGCGTGGCCCGTGGGAGCGTCTGACGTTCGAGGCGAGCTGGACCACCACGGCAACCGAGTCGCAGGGGGCACTGACGACGCTGGCCTCCAAGGGCTTCGGCTTTATGCTCCCGAGCACCTTCTGGGATCGCACCGAGCGCCTGCCCCTGCTCGGCTCGGCGACCGCGATGGAGTGGCAGGCGCTGAAGGGCGTTGCCGTTCAGGGTCCGCGCTACACCTTCCGCGTTCGGGGAGGGGAGCTGCTCAGTATTCCGGCGCCGCCCGCCGGACACACCTGGGTCTTCGAGTACGTGGGCTCCAAGCCCATCCTCGACGCCGACGGGGTCACTTACCGCGAGTCCTTCAGTGCCGACGACGACGACATTCTCCTGCCCACTCCCGTCGTCCTCGCCGACCTGCGGTGGCGCTGGAAGAAGGAAAAGGGCCTCGTCTACGACGAAGACTTCAACACCGCCGAGCGCATGATTGTGAATGCGCTGGGCCGTTCCACCGGGCCGCGTGATCTGCAGATGGACGGTCGTTCCTTCGACCCGAAGCCGGGGATCTTCATCCCGGCGGGGAACTGGCCGCTGCCATGAGAGTTCCTGCCCGCACTGCGACGAAAGCGGCGGTTCGTCAGCGCGTCTCTTCCATGCGCTCGCTGCCGGCGCCCATTGGCGGCTGGAATGCGCGGGACCCACTCCCGCTGATGAAGGCCACTGACGCCATTAAGCTGGAGAACTGGTTCCCTCGCGTCAGCGATTGCGCTATCCGCGGTGGCTGCGAGGATCACGTCACTGGCTTCAGCGTGCGGCCCAAGACGCTCATGCAGTACAACTCCCCCGCCGGCACGAATGCGATGTTTGCGGTGACTGCTGCGGGCATCTACAACGTGACCTCGGCGGGCGCTGTCGGCGCGGCGGTAAAGAGCTGCACGAACGGCTATCTCAACTGGCTTCAGATGGGCGTGAGCGGCGGTCACTACCTGATCTCCGCGAACGGAGTGGACAAGCCGATCTACTACGACGGCACCACCTGGACCTCGGTCGATGGTGCCTCTACGCCCGCGCTGACGGGAGTGACGACCACGGGCCTCGTTTTCCCCTTCATCTACAAGCGCCGGCTGTTCTTCCTCGAAGACGCAAAGCTCAATTTCTGGTACCTCGCCGCCGATGCGGTCGGGGGCGCGCTCACCCAGTTCCTTCTCGGTCCCCTGTGCAAGCTCGGCGGCTACGCGATGGCGGCGGCGAATTGGAGCTTCGACGGCGGCGACGGACCGGACGACTATCTGGCCATCGTTACCAGCGAGGGCGAAGTCCTCGTCTTCAACGGGACGAACCCGAGCAGTGCTGCAGACTGGCTCCTTCAGGGCGTCTACTTCGTCGGCAAGCCTCTCGGGCGCAAGTGCTTTACCAAGCTCGCCGGGGATCTGATTCTGCTCACCGAGCTGGGCGCGTTCCCGCTCTCGAAGGCGCTTCAGTCCGCGACTGTGGACTACAAGCTGGCTCTGACCAACAAGATCGAGGGCGCGTTCATCAGCTCCGCGCGCACCTACGGCAGCAACGTCGGCTGGACCGGGACTCTCTACCCTGCCCAGGGCGCTCTGATCTTCAACGTACCGACTGCCGACGGTGGCGTCAGCGCCGAGCAGTACGTCATGAACACGACGACGAAGAGCTGGTGCAAGTTCACCGGCTGGAACGCTTCCGATCTGATCGTGTTCGATCGGGAGCTGTACTTCATCGACGCCGACAAGATCGCCAAGGCGTGGCTACCTTCGACTTTCAGCGACTACGGCAATAACATTGTCGCCGATGCCCAGGGGGCCTACAGCTACTTCGGCTCGCAGAACATCAAAAAGTTCCTCCTGTTCCGCCCGGTGCTGCTGGTCAACGGAAACCTGACCTTCAGCTCTGGCATCGCCATCGACTTCGACTCGACGCCGACGCTCAATACCTCCAGCTACTCGGTGACCTCCGGCGGGATCTTCGATGTGGACGACTGGGATGACGCCTACTGGGCCGCCGGGCTCGAAGTTCAGCAGAGCTGGCAAACCCCCGCTGCGTGGGAGGGGCGCGCTGGCTCGGCGCTTCTTCGGATCGCCACGAATTTGCTGGAGATCCAATGGGCTGCCTCCGACTTCGTCTACGAACAGGGACATGGGCTGTGAGAAACGATCCCGGCTTTCGCACTATCTCCACCGGCCAGGACGTGAAGGTCGCAACGGCGGTCGCTCTCTGGCAAGGTCAGTCCGGCCTTGAGTGGGGGCGGTATAACACGCTGGGCTTCTGGGACTCGCGGGGGCTGAAGGTGGGACTGGTGTACAACAACTATTCGTGGCCCAATATCGCTATCCATGTTGGGGCCAGGCCGGGTGCGCTCTGGTGCCGCCCCGAGATCCTCGCGCATATCTTCGGCTATCCGTTTCTACAGCTGAAGTGCGCCCGCGTAACCGCGCCGGTGCGGGCGAGCAACGTGCGCTGCCGGCGAGCAGTCGAAGCACTCGGCTTTCGCCTCGAAGGGATGCTGCGAAAGGCTCTCCCGTTCGGCGAAGACATGCTGCTCTATGGGATGCTCGCGGAGGAGTGCCGCTGGCTCCCCGAAGCCCGCCCTGCTCAAATGACGTTCGACTTGGAGGCTGCAAATGGGTGATGTCTTTGGTAAGAGCGATCCGCCCCCGGCTCCCGACTACGCAGGGATGGCGCGCACGCAGGGGGCTGCGAATCTGCAGTCCACCCTGGCTCAGGCGTATCTGAATCGAGTGCAGCAGCAGACTCCGTTCGGAACGCTGCGCTGGAATCAGGACGGCACGATCACCATTCCCGGTGCGGAGGGGAATCCGGCAGTAGATATCCCCCGCTTCACTTCGACGATGGACTTCACCCCCGAGGGGCGGAGGCTGTTCGACCAGCAAACGCGCATCCAGACCTCTCTCGGCGACATCGCCGAAGGGGGACTGGACCGGGTACAGGGCGTCTTCGGGCAGCCGCTCGATGTCTCCAGCCTCGGCCAGCGCCAAACCGGTCTCAACCTCTCCGGGCTCCCGGCGCTCGACCGTTCGGGGCTGCCGCAGCTCCAGCGTCCGGACATTTCCGGCGCTCCGGGACGCGGGCAGGTAGGCGACCT